CCTTTCTCGGGGGAGTTCTCACTCTTCCCCGAGGGCGTAATAACGCGGCTGCGAGAGCCGCGCAACAACAAGAAAAGGAACTATCATGTTCACAGATCCCATCTCTATTTCCGTAGGGCAAACCAATACCCTATCGGGAGGGACCTCAAAGTCCTTGGCTCGTATCCGGACTGATGGATATGCGTCGGAGTATCAGACGTCTGACGGCCTCTACTCGGCGAAGATCACCCACACTAGGGGGTCTCGCACGAGATCTGAGGTCCGCCTCGACTTCTATACTACGTACACCGATCCGTCAACCGGTTTGACCAAGACAGTGTCGGCCAGCGCGTACGTCGTACTCAATCGGCCTTCTGCGGGTTTCACGAACACGCAGTTGACTGATATTTTGTACGGCGTTGCGGGCTGGGCTTCACAATCTGCCAACGCGACGAAATTGTTGGCGCTCGAGTCCTGATGAAGATCGGACTCACTTGCGCCTTCGTTACGTGGAGTGACTTTACGAGTTGCTTGTACCTTAAAGTGCAAGCTGTCTGGGAACATGTTAGGCTAGTGATAGAAACCCTCCTTTCGTAGGAGAATCTATGAAAAGCCTAGACATCCTTCTATCGATACTCGATGAAGCACATCTTAAGACTTGTGCTAATACCAATCGTGATCGGGTTACCATCCTGTCACGATATGAAAACGAGGGTGAATCCTTTTTAGGAATCACTCTTCCTACGTTCGCTGAGTGGCTCGAAGAGAGCTTACAAAACGGACGTGTGGCGACCTCGATTTTTGCAAGGTTTCGGAAGAGACCTAAACAAAAATCCGTTCTCCCGTGTTTCTTACACGGGTTGACGTGTCGTGTTTTCAATGCGAAGTCTGGAGAGCTTTTGGCGCATCCAGATCCTCTTGCCGTGATGCTCATCCGGCAGATTTGTCTCTTTTATAAGAAAGTATTCAAAGTTTGCGATCCTGAGAGGGATCGTAAGGCTCAGAATGCTTATAAAGAGACAGACGACAGCCTTCGCAGACTGCCGCGTTTCTCGCAGGACAAAGCTTCTATGCTTGACTATGTCTGTCGACGGTTTTTTCCGAAGATAGATGTAGCGTTTATAGAAGCTATCGACGACGAGTCGATTCTCCCTAAGCACGGACCAGGAGCCACCGCTGATAAAGCGTGGGCAAATGGTAAGTACAAAGGAAGAGTGTTCTACAAGAGGTGGGATGATTTGTTCAGTTGGGAGCATTTGTATGGTTTTTCAACTATACACCAGCTGAACAGTGAGGTTACGATCCCTAGGGAAGAGTTACCTGTGAAGGTAGTCTCCGTCCCGAAGACGATGAAGACTTCTCGTATCATCTGTGTTGAACCAACTGCTATGCAATACGCACAGCAGTTGACCAGTGCACGATTGATACATAGTCTTCGTCGGGTTGGCTTATACCGCCATCTGAACTTTCACGATCAAACTCTTAATCAAGAGGCTGCGCGTGTTGGTTCAATTGATGGAAGTGTGGCCACGATCGACCTCTCCGAAGCGTCCGATCGAGTCAGTTGTCAACTGGTCTCGCTCGTATTCCGGCACAGCCCTCTGTTAAAACGACACCTTTACGGGTGTCGTTCTACTCGAGCTGTGATGCCAGATGGTAGGTTATTCCATCTACGGAAGTATGCTTCGATGGGTTCTGCCCTAACTTTTCCAGTTGAAGCCCTTTGCTTTCTCATGGTTTGCCTCGCGGCAATCTGTGATGAGCGTAAGGTCTTCAATAAGTTAGGCAGGCCTAAATCCCTTGCAGCGTTCGAAAACGCCCGAAAGGGGGTATTGGTCTTTGGGGACGATTTGATTGTCCCTTCTGACTGCATCGTTAAAGTGACGGAGTACCTGCAGGCTTTCGGCCTTAAGGTAAATTCAAAGAAAACCTTCTTTAAAGGAGGCTTCAGAGAATCGTGTGGTTTCGACTATTTTAATGGGCATCTTGTGACGCCTACTTATCTTCGTCGTGACCCTCCGACGTCACATCGTGACGCAGATCGCTTTGTCTCATGGGTTCATATGGCAAACCGTTTCTTTAAGAAAGGGTTCGTCCGTACGGCCACCCTGGTGGCGGATAACATCGATAAGATGTACCGTCTCCCGATGGTCCATGAAACTAGCGCTGGCCTTGGTTGGCACTTCTTGCGAGAGTATGACGGCAAGTTTTGGTCTCCTGTAAAAGCAGGTGGCCATTCACTTGCAGTGAAAACTCTCGTTCCGACTTCGACGAAATTCAGTGATGAACTAGCCGAAGAAGATAGACTTCTCTTTTTCCACTTGAACCGCGGATTAGGAGAAGAATATCTTAGTGACCCAACCAGGTCTCCAAAGAGAAACTCTCTTAAGCTCCGCATCAGAAAGGTACTACCATGGTAGAGATTACCATAAGAGAACTTACTGATGATGTGTATAACATTATCTCACGATATTGTCATGCACAGGCTGGGATTATCGCTTACGAGGGAGAGTTGAAGCCTGCTGATTACCAGCACCTGCTGGAAATCGCACAGACGAATACTTTCCTTCATATGAGGTATTCCCTTGTTCAGCGTTTAGAGAGCTGTAATGAAGAACAGTATACTCGTATACTCGACTATCTCGTCGAACAAAGCGAGCGTGCTGCCTCCACTCTTTGAGCGTCCGATAATAGGCAACCTGGACTAAGATAATTGCCCAGGTTTCTGCCACAATAGTGGCAGAGGGGAGCTGCGTTGGCCACACCCGAGAAATCGGGTTGGGGCTGACGCCA